TATGTTTTAGGTTCATCTGGCTGGAACGTATCTGGAATTATGTCAGGTTTTTTAGCGAGAGCAGCATGATTTTATATAAAAAAATTCTGGTTATCTATCCGCAGCTTACGCAACAGTATTTTCTTCCGGGTGGCGTTATTCAATTGGCGAATGAGGGAAATGGCGATTTTATTAAAGCATGGACACACCCAACTTTGGTAAAACCAACACAACTACAGTTGGATTATGCAAATACTCAACCAGAACCGATAACCACAGAAGAAAAAGACCAGGCTGATTTAACCGCCGCTAAAACCTATGCAAAGTTGAATGCGCTAAAAAACATGACACCGGCTGAGATTCAGACGTGGGTGACGAATAATGTGACAACTTTAGCGCAGGCTAAGGATGTCATCATAACTTTAGGGATAGCCGTGTCTATTTTGGCTAGACGACTATGAGCCAATACCGCTTTGAAGTGCTGCACCCCTATACCATTATTCAACGACATGAATAATTTAACTATATCCGCTGTGCCTGTTTCAATGATTGATATTGTGTGGCATCAACTGGCACCTTTATTAGAAAAGCCAATAGAGTTATGTAAGGATGAAACAAGTCTAGAATATGTTTATGGATTTTTAAAAGCAGGATCATTAATGGCGTTGATTGTATCTGAAAATGACAAAATAGTAGCGGTTAATGTCCTTCGAATTGACACGTTCGACAACGGAAATAAGCTACTATTTATTGTCCTTGTTGGCGGCGAACGGATTGACGAATGGGGCTATCAGGTGCTTGATGCCGAAAAGGATATAGCCAAGTCATTGGGGTGCGTAGAATTAAGGGGTTGTGCAGCCCGTCACGGATGGCTAAGGAAACTAAACAAAACGGCCTGGCAAGAAGTCCACACCGTCATCAAATTAAAATTAGGAGATTAGCATGGGTTCAGTAGCGGGTGGTGGAAGTAGTTCAAAACAAAATGCCATGAGCGCAAGTGGTAGTCAAAATAGTAATTCAAGTGGCGCTCAATCATCAATGGGTCAAGATGTTTGGGGAGGACAGAGTTCTTTTTTGCAAGGATTATATGGCGCAGCTCAAAACTTGTTTGGGCAAAATAATCAACAAGTACAAAATGCGATTCCTGGAGCTGTTGATTATATGAATAATGTTGCTAATGGGACACAAAGTGCAAATCAGGGTATGCAACAAGGAGGTGTTTATAATGGATTAAATATTGGCAATCAACTGATGGACTCGCTTAATCAGTCTCAGAATAGTCCTTCCAATATGCAACAAATAAATAGCATGATTATGGGAGGTAATGGTAATAATTATCTTGATGCTATGAAAGGAACGCTGGAAAATGATGCTTCTCGCATTAACAATTTAAACTCCGCAGAAAACTCCGCTCAGGCTGCTGCAAGCGGAATGTCTGGTGGTAGTCGACAGGGTGTATTAGATTCGCTTAACAGGGATAATACGAATCGTAATCTACAGAATACTGAAGCGCAGCTTGGATATAATACGTTTGATACTGACTTACAAAGGAAGTTAGGTATTGCCCAACAAGCGGATTCTAATACACTCGCAAGACAAAATCTAATGTCTGGCATGTTAGGACAACAGCAAGGCGCGGTTAATCAAGGTATTCAGAACAGCCAAGGTGTCCAGCAAATGGGCATGTCGCCTTTCCAAGCTTATCAGCAGCCGTGGACAGGACTCCAGAATTACTCTAATACTATTGGTGGCCCAACTGTATTGAACAGTGGACAAAGCTCTAGTAATAGCCAAGGTCAAGGCTCAGGCTGGGGGTTTGGTAATTCATCAGGAAGCTCTAAAGGTGGTCAAGCGGGTGCTAATTTTGGCAATATATTTGGCGCTAATGATTAGGAAAATGTCATGAACTTAATGGATGTTCTGGATAAAAAAGAGAACTTGCGTAAATCTGCTAATTTCTCTGAAGTACCGGCGGGTTTTGTTCAGATGTTGGCAATGGGGATGCAATCGGGACAAGCCCAGCCTTTACCTGAAATAAAATCGCAAATGCCAAAAATGCCTGAAATGAACATGCAGGCTCCACAAATTGACATGCCGGATTTGGCAAGGATGCAGAGTGCCAACACGCAAGCGCAACACGCGCAGTTTGAGCAGGATAAATACAACAAGAATCAAAAGGACTTGGCGGATTCAGGGAAGCTATTATCCTCTCAGTTAGGTGAACAACTACAAGGCATGGAGCCTACTAATCCCATTGGACAGTATTTATCACGTATAAAAGGGATGGCTGACTCTAATAACCCGGCGTTAGTTAAAGCAGGGATTGAATCCTATCAAAACCTCATCACCAAGCAAGGCGACAATGCAGCAGTAGGGCCACGTAATCACTTGCAGCTTCAATCGGACGATCAAGGGAATGTTTTTTATGTAGATACCGCTTCGGGTGGTGAAGCAGTTCCCGTTATGTATAAGGGTAATCAATTAAGAAACCCACAATACAATCCACAGGCAATATCTAATCGTGTAACCGCAGAGCAAACACCCCAAATAGTACAAACTACAGACGCACAAGGCCATCCTATTTTTGTTACCAAGGGACAAGCGGCTGGAGTGGCCCCACAAGGTCAAGAACAACAAGGGCAGCCACAAGGGAATCCACAGCAAGGACAAACTCAACAGCCACAAGGTCAACCAGCACCCTATAATAATAACTATGGAAATATAAGACCTGTTGGCGAAAAGACGGGCTATCAATCGTTTAAAACACCGGAAGAAGGTGTAGCAGCTATTGATAATCAGGTTCGCATATTCGGTTCAAAGTATGGTGTTAATACGCTGGAGGGCGTAATCAATAGATGGGCACCCCCTGAAGATAATAACAATACGGCGGCTTTAATAGCCGAAGCCTCAAGAGTCACCGGGCTTAAACCTAATGATAAAATTGATTTAAGCAACCCGGCAACAAGGGCGGTATTAATTGGCGCTATTATCAAGCAGGAGAGCGCAAAATGGAAACAACCGCCTGCATCAGCCCCTATGCGTGGTCAATCGCCTACCGAAGAAGCAGTTTCCAAGGCTGAGGCTTTATTACCTTATAAGAATCAGGAAGAAATTAACAAAGCGAATGTCGGTGTACAAGCTAAATTACAAGAAGGGCAAAACGCCAATACGTTATCTATTCAAAAAACCCAAACAGAAAAACAATTAGAACCTTTTAGCCCTGAAAGGGTTAAGGGACGTACCGAATTTTCAAAGTTATTAACTGAAATTAATGGTTTTTATGATGAATTGGATAAAATAAATGGCGCACATAATTCTAGCAAAGGAGTAATATCCAATACGGCAGCCTCGTTTAATACATCAGAATTGGGGCAAAATTTAGGCCGTGCTATAGGCTCAAAAGATCAAGTATTAAGGGACAAAATTGCAACAGCAAAAACCACATTAATGCCGTTAGCTATGAAAGCAACGGGGTTAGTGAGCGGTCAGTTAAACAGTGAAATGGAGCTGCAAAACTTTCTCAAAATCTTAACCGATCCAGCTGTTGATGTTAGTGTAGCAAAAGAACAAATAAAGCGATTGGAAAATTTGCATGGCGTGTCTAGCGTTGGCGGTGGAAATGAAGCCGCTGGCAATAAAGAGCCTCCACATCCTGGCTATTCAGGGGTAGAAAAGATGGTGGGGAGTGTTAAGTATAAGAAACGAAAAGATGGTAAATGGGAAGGGGTGTAATGCTATGGGCAGAGTATTGTCAGATGAAGAAGCCCAATCCCTTGGATTAACGCCTTCCTCTAAACAGCCAAAACAAGGACGTGTTTTAAGTGATGAAGAAGCCAATGCGTTAGGGCTTAATGAATCCTCTAGCGTATTTGATACCTTAAAACACAAGGCAGGTGTTGCGGGAAGGGGAATTATTGAAGGCGCTGTCGGCATACCTGATGCGATTGCCAACACGCTTATTCAACTTAATCAGGGCGGACAATGGGCAGCGGACAAGCTGGGTATTCCGTCCCCGCTTAAATTGCCGGATATCACGGTTAATGCTACGGAACCTTATGGCACGGCGGCGGCAGATACCTTGGGATTACCTACTGCTAATGAAAATGACCAGATACTTTATCCTGCATCAAAAATACTAGGTGGTTTTGCACTTCCCTCAGGGATTTTAAGCAAGGGGGGGAAGATAGCGAACATTGCAAAACAGATACCTGGAATAATGATAGGGCAGACCGCCCAAGAAGCCGTAAAACAAGCAGGTGGAGGCGAAGGCGCACAACTCGCTGCTAATGTTTTAGGCTCTGTAGTAGGGGGTGGAGTCTTATCAACAGGAATGGGTATTGCCAAAGGCGTAGGTCGTACTGCAACAGGGGGATTTGGTACGCAAGGGGGGCTTGAAGCGGTAGCGGGGCGAACATTAAACAGAGCTGCTGGAGCAGAATCGCCCGATGTTATTGCCAATCTTTCTACCGGCGTAGTGCCTACGATTTCCAGACCGATTAAAAATTATGTCCCTACAACCAGTGAAATAGCCGGTAATCCTGGCGTTTCAACGATAATGAGACAGGCTGAGTTATATCCAGACAATCTAAGTGCGTTAGGTGCTCGCTCTTTTAGTAATAAAAAAGCCGTAACAGATTATCTTAATGCTCGCGTAGGTTCGGATGAAATACGTGGGGCTATGGAACAAAAGCTATGGAATCGTACCGAAACCATTGCCAAGCCTATGCGTGAACGAAACCTTCCTGTAGACACAGCGCCTATTTATCAAAGTTTAGACCAGGCAATAGCCAAACATGAGGGAAATACGGCAATAACCGATGTGCTTGAACGCTTAAAAGCTCGCATTCCTCAGAATGATAAGTTCAATGCGATGTTGAACTTTAAACAAGGGCTAGATCAAGATTTAAGGGCTCCTGCTTTTGCCGACCCACAACTTGCGTCCCTTCAACGTGCCAGTTCTGCTTTAAAAGGTGTTAAAAAATCAATAGCTGAAACAATGACTGTTACAGAACCCGGCTTTAAAGATTATTTACAAAGTCAGGCAAAAGGTATGACACATTTAAAACAAAGTGAGGCGGCAAGTGCTATTGCTAATAAATCACGCCTGTTAACACCGATAACGGGAACGGTTAACGGCTTACAGGATGAAATATTTCCTTTGTCAGCGGCTAAACTTGAATCTTCGCTGAGGGGCAAAGCTGTTAAAGCGATAAGCCCACGCCAAGTTAACGCCTTACAGAATGCACGGGAGCATATGTCACTGGGTACACGTAGTAATTCAGGGCTTCCCACAGGATCTGCTACTGCACAAAATCTAAATGTTCGTGATATGGTTTATGGCGATATTATTCGGGGCGGGTTTGGTGAAAATCCTGGTGTTATAGGAAAAACACTGGAAGGGCTTGGAAAGTGGACAGGGGGCGTCCCTGGCATTAAAAATCTGACTAATGCGATGGCTGATTCTCATGCCAGAGATTTATCGGCAATCTTTACTAAAGCAGAGCTTAATCCTGCTTATGCGGCAAAGCTGATGCAGGATTATGGCTTAGGGCATATGAGTTTTGCTGATCCAGCAGGTAGAGCAGCTTTACGCGGTATTATTGCGGGTTCGTCATCAAAATGAACAATTTAGTTGATCCAAAAACCTGGAGCGAGTTTGGACTGGGCGGGCTGGTCATCCTCACGCTGTTCGTCTTCATCTATTACATCACAAAACAAGCGCGGGAGGAGCGTAAAGAGTGGCTTCAAGCCTACAAAGAACATACAGTGCTATATGATGCAAGGCAGGGCGAAACGAATAGCGTTATTTCAAATTTAACACAAGTCATTCAAAGCAAAATGCAAGCAGAGTGGAGTGGCGAAGAAAGGCGCAGGAATGGGCGGGTAAATGGATTGCTGGATAAATAGATCATAAATTGTGCGCTAATGGCAATTCCCAGCCTTTAGTCACGTAAACAACCTCAATAAGCACTTTGGCTTGTTTTTCATTAAAACCTGCGGCCATCAGTTTTTCAGCCCTTTCCGACACGTCGAATCTAAAAATTTCATAGATCATGTCAATGAGTTCGGTTGCTTGCGCTTCGGTAAAGCCAGATTTTACCAGATCGTCAAATGATTTTTGTTTTTGGTTCATGCCGGCTCTCCATTTTTAAGTACTTCTCTAAAATACAAAAGCAAAGCCAGTTCGACTATTTTCTTTTTGTTTATGCCGCTTGCCTTGGCGTATTCTTCCAGTTTGTCCAATAATTCAACGGGCAATAAAACATTTAAGTGTTTCATAAAATATATTTTAATATTTGTTTAAACCATGTTAAAGTATATCATGACTTTAAGCGCATTCAAAACACGTGTACACGTTAACAACAAACAGCATGATTTTTTCATGCAATGCGTTAATGCGCGTCGGGTTGCGTTTAATTTTGCATTGGGTACATGGATTGCCATGTATGACGCGCATAAACTGGATGAAACCAAACCAAAACCGTCTGCGTTCGATATCGACAAGGTTTTTAATGCGGTTAAGAAACAAAAATATCCTTGGCTCTATGGTGATGACAATAAATTAATTGTGCCGTCATGTGTGGCGCAGCAAGGGATAGTTAACGACTTGAAACTGGCCTTTAAAAACTTTTTTGAACGGGTTAAAAAGGGCGGTGTTCCGGGTTATCCAAAGTTTAAAAAACGCGGGATGAATGACTCGTTTAAATTCACCACGTCAGTGATTAAAAACCAGCATTTAATAGGCAATAAACTGTTATTACCCAAGGACTACGGCTCGGTTAGATTAGGCCAAAAACCGCATGACGGTATTATCAAAAACACCACGTTTAGTTATCGTGGCGGAAAATGGTGGGTGTCATTACTCCTGGAACATGACGAGGTGTGGGAACAATCGCCAAGCAATACGCCTATTGGTATTGATATGGGGATAGCCCAATATGCCACATTATCGGATGGCACGGTTTATCCGTCTGCACGTGCGCTGGAAAGCAACACCAAAAAACTGGTTAAATTGCAGCGTAAACTGGCAAAAATGACTAAAGGATCCGCGCGTCACGCATTTCAAAAAGAGAAGATTTCCAAACATCATAAAAAAATATCTGACATCAGGGTTAACCATGCCCATCAGGTAACAGCTGAAATTACCCAAAAACATGATGTGATTGTTATCGAAGATTTGAAATTAAAAAACATGACAAAATCATCCAAGGGGACGGTTGAGGAACCTGGTAAAATGGTGAAACAAAAATCCGGTTTAAACCGTTCGTTATTGAATCAGGGGTTGTTTGAGTTCAGGCGGCAACTGGACTATAAAACCGCGCGGCATGGCGGCGTATTGATTCCGGTTAACCCGCGATTCACCTCACAAACCTGTTTTATGTGTGGAGCAGTCGATAAAGAAAACCGGCAATCCCAGGCGGTTTTTAAATGCGTTCATTGTGGGCATGTGGATCATGCAGATTTGAATGCATCTAAAAACATCTTGCAAATTGGGATGAATTCTACGGCGAGTTAGGCCGGAAGTAACGGGCGGGGACATGACGGCAATGGTTCTGAATATCGAATTAACCAGCATGGGTGAAGCGCCAAGTTGGTAACTATGGATGACATAAATCCAACATTCCCATTCGTGGGAAATCCGAACAAGCGTGGGTTAACTTGGATATTCAGTTACGTGAAGGCGAATTGAACGTTATAGCCCACGGGCGCGTGGATTAACTTGTTTACATGCAAGAGGGTATAGCCCACGCGCGAGCGGGTTAACTTTTTTTTGCGTCATAGCTCGAAGTCGTCATAGGTTTTTAGGACACTTTCTCTGGTAATACCAAGGTACGCCATGGTGTTCATAGGATTAGAGTGATTAAGAACCTTAGATATGGTCTGTATTGGTATTCCAGCGTCATACATGGCTTTCCCTCTGGATTTACGCATGGAGTGGGTATTTATCGTTAAGCCCAGTTGTTCACCGACTTCCCTAAATACTTTTGAAACCGCTTGTCTGCTTATCGGCTTATTGGCTGCACGGTTACTGTGTACCTGAAACAGCCAAACATCATCCGGTTGCTCCAACCATCGTTTATGGATAATTTCAAGCGCAGGCGCGTTTAATCTTATTTCATTCGGTTTTTTGGTTTTTTGGTCAATCAGTTTCAATGATCGCCTGGAAAGATTTAAATCCTTATGCTTGATCGACAAAAGGTCACCAATACGCAAAGATGAGTTGACACCAATTTTCCATATATCAGCATAGATAGGCAGGTACTTTCGCCTTAACAGGCTATGCACCATTTCAATATCAGTTTTTGTGCAGGCATCAACCAGCATTTTTATCCTGCAAGTCCAGTCGCTGTTCCATGATTTCTAATTTACTTTTTAATTAAAAAGGCTATTTTTGCAATTAAGATAGCACTAAAAAAAGGCTATGTATAGCAATCAATACCTTGCTAATTGCTAATCCATTCCAGTTTCGCAACTAGAAAACGCACCATAAAAGACGCTAGAAACCCAGTGTTTTCAAGGCTTCCAGCGGTTCATTGTCAATCAGGTCAATCCCTGTAGCGGTTAAATTTAAGGCGGGTTTTGGCTGTTAGAAACAGCAGTTTTCACATCAATCCCTCAGATAATCCAAACGCTCGTCAAGCAGCGCCCGGTATTTTTTATCCTCAACATCGGTTAGCGTATCAATCAGATCCAGCAAGCCGGTTTTATCCTGGCAGGCCAGAATTTCAAGGCCAATATCCCTATCCACTGGCTTGTTGGTTTCTTTAGCCAATGTAGCCGCCCGTTTCATGAAAGCCGTCTTTGCGGTATCAGCAGACTTTTTGTCCATGGTTTCAATCATGGGGTTAAGTGCGTCCAGTTCAGATTGGGTTTTTGCTTCCCCGATTGAGACTAAGACTTTACCAAGGGTATAACGGTCGGCTTTTATCATCGTTTCAGGCTCGGTAAAGGGTAACTCTGGCAGTTCATCATCTGGTACAGAATAAACCTCACCCGTCGCAATATCGAACACTTTAGAATCGGCCAGTAAATCGTCTACGCTTTTACTGGCTGGCTTCTTGGAAACATCACGATAGTCGGTAATATCAATCGCTTCTTCAGCCGTATGCAGTCCCATAGACAGTTCAGGTGCGTAGGCTCTCACGAACCAAGAGGCAGCGCGATAGGTCAACATCTGTTGCGGCATGGTTTTCCATTTGCTACCGTTACGACCATACCAGCCTTCACTTTTTGCGATGGCTATCGTTACGTCTGTTCCTACCAGCTTTTCGCCGGTTTCTCGTTCAATAGATACTGCTCTGCAACCATAATCATCGGTATTCTTATCCCCGAAAAATTCATAACGTAGCGCAGAAAATCGACCGCATGAATTGAAAGTCGCAATTAAAAACTGACTGCTCCATGTAGGGCGATTGTGAACGATTACGAGATTTTGCATAACTTGAAGCGGGTCGGCACCGAGCCGTTGCGCCATATTTAGGGCTATTAGACAGTCGGAAATGTTGCCCTTGTAAGATGACGGCACCAGATTTGATGCTGCAAACATCTTGGCAATACGCTGTGCCAAGTCAAAGCCCATAGAGCTTGTTAAATTTACCATTACGTTTTCAGGTTGTGTTTGGGGTTGATATTGGGTTACAGCGTTCATAGTAGATTCCTAAGCGTCCAGGATGGGAGAGAGAGAGTTTGAATGTCTGTTGGATAGCCCGGAAACTCATCCAAGGCCATACATTCACGGTATTTGTTCAAAGCCTTTTTGTAATGGTCGCGGCCATATTCGATTGATACATCGTCAAATTCGTATATCGCTACGGGATAAGGTGCAGAGTTTTCCACGGTTATAAAAATCATGGAGTGGGCTTCTAAACCGGCAGCATCACAACAATCGAGATACCAGGCACATTGAAGTGAGTAGCCGAAGTTAGCGCAAGACTTTGAGAAAGAATCAGGGTCGGCTGCTTGGGTAGTTTTCAGATCAAGGATTATTCCATTCCTGTACCAGTCCAGCCGTGCTTTAGCCGGTATGCCTTCAATATCGGTATAGACGGTCACCTCTGGATCCCCTTTCTCAAGCAACTTGCTCGCTGTTTCATGCGTTAAAACAGACTGTGACATGCCCTCCACGGATTCATAGTCGCTGGCAGACAGGATTATCTTGTTGTCAGCTTCTAGATTAGCCCAGATTGCCTTCCCCTCTTTGGTGCGCTTATCGCAAACAGGCGCAATAGCGTAGCGATCCTTGAACGTGTCAGGCTCAAGCACCGCACAATGCACAGCCGTACCTAACAGCATTTGCGGCGTAGGCTTGCGTTCGTTGGGATGATCTAGGTTGTATTTGAAGTGCGCGGGAGTACGCGCTATTAACTTCAATCCTGAGCAGTTAATACGATCCTCAGAAAAGTAAGAATCAGCCGGTAAGTTTTTATATATGCCGTTTTCCATTATTCGATGACTCCTAAAATTCGTTGATCCAACGGATGAACTTTATTAAGACTATCGTATTGAAAGGCCCATCTAATACCGTAGCTTTCGACCATCTTGTTTCTGGCTTCGCTAAAGTTATTTGCAGCAACTTCAACACAACCTGGTCCACCTTGATTAGTTGCCAGTGTGAAATACCATTTTTCCATCAGATTACCATTAGTGTTAGAGCTAAAAGTGTAAGGATAACCATAGTTAGTCTTTTAACGCTATACTCAGCGGCTAATTCAGGTTTTGAGAGCAGCCATGAGCGGTCTGCCCAGTCTTGGATTTTCATATCACCACTTCACTTCGGTTTTTGATGTTTCTTTTTCGCCACTGCAATTCCAGGCATCAATAACCGCCTGCCCATATAAAAGTGACATTTGCAAATTCGTCTTTTCAGGATGATTTATCAAAAATTTTTCGACTACCCTGATTATTTGTCCATAAGTTTGATTTTGGTTATTCCCACACTTAACATTCATCATAATAAGTCCATCCGTCATCCCATTAATATAAGCGAATCGCTCATATTGACTGTACGACAAGTATTGATTGCCTGTTGTATCTGCTTGTGTTTCCGTAATTGCCATGAGGGTTAGCGTGGCGGCTAATAATAGTGTTTTCATTTTGTTACCTTTAGTCAGAATAGGGTTAAAAATGACGGGAATCTCACCCGTCTTACGGTCAGAAAAAGAGAGAGACTTTTTAACCGCTAGTTTGCTCGTTTGCTGGTTAAAAGTGTAGCAAATTACAGCCAGTTTGTCAACCTTTAGGTGTACTAAAAGACAAATAAAAACCCGCTAAAACACGGGCTTTGATTAAACTATCTGGATTGCCTTTTATCCACGAACGCATGGGGCGTTTCCGGGAATATATCGGGCCTTAAATAGTGCAAGGAAAGGTTGTAGCGGGCCGACACGCGAACGCAATGCTTTACGGGAAGTTTCTTATTGCCTTTCCGTATACCCCAGGCAAATTGCTTGGATACCCCCAAGAAGTTTGCCAGCTCTTGATTGCCTATGTCTGATAGTTGTTTTGTTTTCAACAGTCGTCTAAATCCGTTTCGTAGGTGTTCATGAAAGAGTCCGCATGGGGTTAAGTCAAGATTGTAGTATAGCGGAAAGTTTACTTTTTTATCATAAAAATTGAGCAAATTTTAATTTAACTTGAAGTTTGTGACAGCAGGGTTACAATTTCAAAGCCCATAAAATTTGTGGGCATTAAAAACCCCACCAATCGTTCTGACAAAACTGGCAGGGTTTTTTGTGAGTTTTCACGGTTTGGACGTGTCGATTGACACATCTGAATTTTACCCTGATTAGCCGTGCTGTCAAGGCACGAGGCCAGTTTATCATGCTCAGTTTTTACTCAAAATCGACTCTCCACCCCTCAAACCGGCCAGCGCCTTCTTTTGCTATGCCGGTTTTTTTGTGTCCAGACTAGGTATTTATACGGATTGAAAAACATGTAAATTCGGCGCAATCATCGACCCTCTTATCGGCTAAAAAAATAATAAAAAGCCCATGAACCTAAATATCAAATGCCCAGCTAGGTTGTTAGATCCTCAAAGCAACTTGACCAGCACGGCAACAATGCCGATAGCCACTACCATCATGCTACCCAGTTTGATGATGAGGCGCTGCTCCATTTCACGCATATCACGGCGCAAGTCCTCTATATCCCGCTTGGTGGCAAGTTCAGATTCACCCAGACCTTCTTTAAAGGCGCTGCTAAACGCTTCCGCCTCTATTTCAGAGATCCCCGCATTGGTTAAGGTACGGATGAATTTATGGGTATCGAAAGTTGTGGTCGTCATACGTCATCAGCCTTGCACGGATTGCTCCGTGTTGGGCTTTTTGGTGTTCTGTGGCGGCCTATCTTGTTGCGCTTCCAGATTATCAACCACTTCATTAAACAGCTTGGTTATCGTTGTTCGTCTATCAAACGCTATTTTCCTGAACTTCATCCAGCTATCAGTATGGATTCTCAACATGCTATATTCGATCATGGCTTTAAACCTTTCAAGTTTTTACATAAACAAGTATAATATTTTACAGTTATTTAAACGGAATGTATACAGGTTTACTTATGATCTGCTCTAACTGCCAAAACTTCATGCCACCAGACCCCAAGTATGAGCGCAATAGCTTGGGTCAGTGTTCCGTGCTTGAACATTGGCTAAATTCATTCCCGAAAAGACGAGCCGACCCCAAGGCTTATGAAACCAATTTCAGGGCGCTAGGCAATCAGTTGTTTTGGCCTAATGCTGACAGGGTATGCAGTAGGCATACGACAAAGGAATAATCATGAAAACTAGCTGTATTTCACACCCGCATGAACCCTTAATAATTATAAGAAAAGCTCAAGTTGAGTTTTGTGATGGTAACGCTTGTGCGGCGGCTTTAATGTCGTTTTTTGAATATTGGCATAACATAAAACTTGAGATGGTTCCAAAAAACGCCTTTTTGAATGACATAGCGCAAGAGCATGGTGAGGCAAGATGCCATGATACAAGCCTTTATCAGTTCCATAATATGAATGAATTAAGCGATGGAATCATTGGTTTATACGGAATATCGTCGATTAAAGCAGCCAGAAAGCTACTGGTTGAAAAGAAAATCATTTCAGAGCATAAAAATCCCAGTGGAAGATACGGTTTTGACCATACCATTTATTATCTTTTTCACCCTGAAACCTACTCCAAGTGGCTAAATCACCGAATCGTTAAAAACAACGAATCGGTACAGGTAAAAAATAATTACCTACCCGTTAAAAGTAACGAATACGCCTCTAGGCCGCTAAATATAAGAATCGTTAAAAATAACGAATCAGTAAATACCGAATCGGTAAAAATAACGAATCGAGAAGTTGAAAACAACCACTCGTCGGTTGAAAACAACGATACGTCAGTTGAAATTAACGGAACTATAACAGAGAGTACTTCAGAGATTACTTCTTGTGATGAAAAGCAAAAGCACGCGCGTGTGAAAAAACCAACTCCACGATTAACTGAAAGCCAAGTCTTGTTACTTGCGTTTGGGATAGAAGGAAAACTGGCTAACGACTTTATCATGCACCGTAAAAGCAAAAGAGCGCCAATAACAGAGACTGCATTAACTGGGTTTCAGCGTGAAGCGGACAAAGCGGGAATTTCGATAATTGATGCTATCAGGATTTCCATAGAAAAAAACTGGGCAGGTTTTGATTCAACGTGGAACTGGAAAGGCGATCTTAACAATAATAAGCACAACAACGGAGGCAAACAGAAAGAAGAGATTGATTGGAAAGATACATCTTGGTACGAAGGCTTGGAAAACTACCAGATAGGCCCAGGCCATTAAAAATTAGCGAAGCCACCGACGAAATGACTCCGCTAAAAGCGCAACCCCTAACACGGAAATCACGACAATGAATATAACAGACATTACCGATAGGATAAAGAAAGATCCGTTAGCATTGGCTATTGCTCAAATGACGGACGCCATGAAGCTTGATTATGGCCGCATATTTACCAGTCAGATACCCAATGAGTCAGCATTAAAGGATTTTAGGCGTAACTTGTACGTCAGGTTGTCAGAGGATGGATTTAAAACAACCCCTGAGCATATCTACCCTGGCTATAAGCTGGCATTAGCCGAACACGTTAAGTATTGCCCGAATACCAACGAACTGGTTGTGTGTATTCATGAGGCCAGAAAACAGGCGAAAGTGGTTGAAAAGAACCGCAAGGAAGCCGAACGCATAGCCTTAGCGCCCCCGTTGAACATTACGCGAACGGTCAACCCGATAGCGATGCTCAGGGCAGCAATAGCGCAAGTGGCGCTAGATGAGCATGGATTTACCAAAGAACAAAAACACGAGGCGCACATGAATCGCCTTAAAGACCACGAAAAACTGATAGCGGAATTTGATGCAAAGAAGAAACTAAACGCAGCAGGGCACACCTGCTCATCCTCATTTTGTGGAAATCCTGGCACGATGAGCCATGGCACAGGAGGAGCTGGAAATTATTATTGCAAAGAACATTTCACGAGGAATGGCTAACCATGCACACCCAAACAATAAAAATTATGAGAGACATGATCGATTTCCTCAATGTTTTCCACGTTGAGTATTTCCGTAACTGCAACCTTGGGGGATCAGACGAGCGCGAGTACCGCAGGTTTCTGAAAACCCTGGACGATGCGAACCGGGAATTGGTGAAGCTGAAGCATCTTGAGGAAGATAGTCACAAAGCGGTGTTCTGAGATCGTAAAAAAACGCGGTTTAAGGCGATGTTTTCAGGAAGGCCCCAAATTTGCGTTTTAAGCCACGATAATTTTATGAGATGAATACTTATCGTGATTAATGTGTTTAAAAGCCGTGGCAACCACCCCAGTTAGCTGGAAACTACAAAAAAAAGAGGTTTGAAAGGTGAATATGCAGATTGAAACCGAAGAAAGCGAAAAAATGGCCGTTTACGATGCCGATTCCATCAAGATTTTGACGGATGAAGAAGTAAACATAAAATTCGGCTGGGTAAAGGCCGATAGCTTGGCCGCAAAATACCAACGGGATCGAATATGGGTAGCCAATGGACTGGAAGCGTGTCGCCGCTGCGGACTGGAACCGGATTACTTTATCGAGCGCCATCTGGAAGGTAACAAAACAATCCCAAAGAACGTGCTAATCGACGAGGCTTTCCGCGATGTGCTCAAAGAACAACAAGGCTATGGGAGCTATACAAGTCCATGAACACACCCGAAATACAACCAGAACCCCAGTTTTACTGTTGCCACTGTCGAGAATGGAAAACCGAGATATTCCGACTGCCCTCAAAGTACATGGATCACTACATCTGTGCCGAGTGCGACGATAAACGCTGTATGCCAAGGATGCCCATTGACCGGAAAAACAGCAAAATCCATAGGTGGCACCAGCATGACCACTGATCTGCTTTACCCCATCTTTGAATTACTGGAAACTCGGCTATCACAGGGCTTCTACATCAAAAAGCAAGCAGATACCTGGTGGCTGTTTAACCCCGATGGCGACGGACACTGTTCAGGTAAAACCATCAGGGAGCTGTTGGTTAATCTGATTTTTACGGAGGGTTGAGATGGCTAAAGAATTTTATTGTAGATATGGGAAACACATGATTGGTATGGAATTTAAGATTCATACGGCAAGACAAGGCGACTATATCTGCACAATTTGCGAGGAAGAAAGAACAAAAGACTGGGTTAAAAGCCAGGTGTTTACAAGGCGGCACAACGACCGGCGCGAGGATTATTACACCGATGAAGATTAAGCGATGATCCACTATCACGGCACTCCAATCGGGGGAAGCAGACAAGATACAGCCCGTTTTTTGGTTGGTAGACATGCGTTAATACCATTTGGCAGGCAAGACGATTTAGGCCCGGTATTGGAATTTTGCCAGTCATTTTGTCTGGATAACTCTGCTTTTTCACACTGGCGGCGTGGAGCTGGACGCATAGATTTTGATGCTTACCTGATTTGGGCGCAATCGCTACGAAAACACCCGTCTTTCGACTGGGCTTTGATACCGGACATTATCGACGGAACAGAACAGGATAACGTGGATTGGGTCTTAAAATGGGTTAGATCAGGAACACGGACAAAAGGCGTTCCCGTTTGGCATTTGCACGAAAGTTTAGAATATCTGGAATGGCTGGTTGATAGTTTTGAAATAGTGGCTCTGGGAAGTTCTGGCGATTACTCAACACCTGGGAATGACAAATGGTGGAAAAGAATTACGGAATCTATGGCGGTTATTTGTTTTAGTGACGGTACGCCTCGCTGCAAGTTACACGGATTGAGAATGTTAGACCCCAAGATATTTGAAAGACTTCCGTTATCTTCAGCAGATTCAACCAATGCAGGAGTTAATAGCGGTTCAGTGTCACGGTTTGGCATGTATATTCCTGCAACATCTTCGCAACGGGCAGCAGTCATAGCCGATAGAATCGAATCACATAACAGCGCACCGGCTTATAAAGCGGTTGAAAACCACGATTTGTTTGAGTTCTCATGTTGATTAGAAAACTCTACCGGGCAAACGGCGAAGAAATCAGGATTATGTCCATGCACTCAATTTGCGAACTGGCCGAAATGCTCGACACCGACGACATTGATCTTGAATACCTGGTGGACGGGATTCATGTGATGCTGGTCGATAAACATGCGAAAACTAAAGATTTGAAGATCAACACAAAAGCGACTGACATTTACAGGAAAGGGTTTAACAATAGCTTCCATGCTGTGCTGGGCGATGCCATTGTTGTGCCATTAGAGGATTTAAATTTATGTACACCGTAGAGCTTCCGTTTCCACCCAAAGAGCTTTCGCCAAACAGCCGATGCCACTGGCGCGTTAAAGCAAAGACCGGCAAGGACTACAAGCGCACGGTTTATTATTTGTGTAAAGAGGCAGGATTAACCTATTCTGGCGACGAGAAGGTGCATCTAAGCGTCAATTTCTATCCACCTAGCCGTCATGCTTTCGATCAGGATAATGTTATCGCCATGATGAAATTTGCAAATGATAGTCTGGCCGAATACCTGCACGTCAATGACAAGAATTTTATTTATCACTGGGTTTATCACGAATTTAACCCAGATTTTAAGGGCAAAGTCGTGGTCGAAATTATCCCCGATCCGAATTTTTCAAATGTCGTTAAAATCAGCGAACACGTAGACAACAGCAGCGAAAAGGCGCTAACGTGATTAGACTAATTTTGCAGATAGTGTTTTGCTGGCGGCATGGATTTGGCACAAAGACAGGAAATGAACCCTGGCTTAAGCGCCAAGGCATGGCCGAAAATTTATCGTACCCAGTAGGCAGTCAGAGGCGGCAAGAATGAAAATACTTAGTCTGGGTGCAGGCGTTCAATCTTCAACATTGGCACTCATGGCCGAACATGGCGAAATTGAGAAGCCGGACTATGCCATTTTTGCAGATACGGGATGGGAACCGCAGCATTGCTATGAGTGGCTTGATTGGCTGGAAAAACAGCTCAGTTACCCCGTGTTAAGAGTCAGCAAGGGCAATATACGGGATGACCTGCTTGAAAATATTGATTCGTCTAAACGCTTTGAATCAATCCCGTTTTTTGTGGATGGCGGAATTGGCCGCAGGCAATGTACCAGTGAATATAAAATCGCTCCGATCCGCATAAAAATCCGTGAATTACTGGGTTACAACAAAGGCCAACGCATACCCAAGGGCAGCGTCAAAATGATGATAGGCATTAGCCGCGATGAAGCCCAACGCATGAAGCCCAGCAGGGACGTATGGATTGAAAACCAATGGCCGTTGATTGATGCCGGTATGACTCGAACCGATTGCCTTATTTGGATGCAAAAAAACGGCTATCCGAAGCCACCAAAATCGAGCTGTATCGGTTGCCCGTATCACAGCAATGCCCATTGGCGGGACATGAAGGCGAACGATGAAAAGGCGTGGGAAGATGCCTGTTTTGTGGATTCAAGTCTGAGAAGCAAAGGCTTACGTGGGTATATGAAAAATGCAGAATATATGCACCGAAGTTTAACGCCATTATCCGTAGCGAATATTGGTGATGAGTACACGGTTGATATGTTTGGTAATGAATGTACTGGGTTTTGTGGGAACTAAAATGGCTAAAATTGCAAAGGGCGACTTGTGGAACGTCAGGAAGCCCAAAGGGAATTTTGTCTATAGCGGTCATGCGAGAAACGTGATTATATTCTGTCAGCAGAAATTACTTTATAGGGGATGGAAGTATGAGACAAACTTCAAAAAATAAAAATACCATCACTCGCCTCGAGTTGTGCGAATTGCTAGGTATTACCCTGAATACGCTCAGTGGTAGGCTATTGAATCATCACTATACGCAACTTATTCCAGAGCGAGTGAATGGCAGTTCCAGTGCCTTTGTCTATGACAAAGAAAAAGCCTTGGAATGGATAAAAGAATGGAACGGGGAAGCCAAAAAAGCGTCCACGGTTAAACTTATGAAACTCAATGTTAAATGGGGCAAACCACGGGAAATAGTACAAAGATTAGACAAATTAAAAAAAGAGTATTATTCTCAATTGAATACAGACTAAAAACCCGCTTTTAACCCCTACTTATGCACAGCTTTTGTGGATAAAATACATAACGACATTTTCACCTGCGAAGCGATCTTGCTGGCGGCTATTATCATTCTTGCCTTGGCAACCGGAAGCTTGTTTTGGATGTTTTTTAAGGAACTCAAAAAATGATAGCAGAAATAACGAGTAATGAAATGTGGGTAATCACCGCTTTAGTCACAGCCACAGCCTGTATCTTTATCGCCTATCTTCTGCACAAAGCAGGCGGAATACTGAAAGAGCAAGACAAGCGCAGCAAACAACGCGACACGCAAATCAACTATGAATACTGGGACGACTGACACCATACACCAGCACCGAATGACGCTGTACAATATTGATATTGTCGCAGACTGGAAAACAGCAGCAGACGATCACATCAAGATTGTCGACGTGCATTTATTGCACCTGTCGAAAAACCAAAGTGTTTTTAAATTTATTTCTGGAAACATTTTTAAAAGTATTGTCGATGACATAGAAAGCGCGGAACTGAAACGGAAATGGATTTGAACTGGGATAGAAAACTTAGTTTAGATACCGGACAAGCCAAGACACGGGACGGAAGGCTGGTAGTCAGGTTGAAAGAGGCGACGTTAGACGGTCGTGCTGTGTTGATTGGCGATTTAACGGTCAATAAGCCCCCGTTCAAAAAAATTTCACAACTGAAAATAGAGCACCACTATTGGGAAATAAGCGGTCTTGGGATCAACGGCGATGATGATCTGGTGAATTTATGAGCATCAATATGATCCTGAGAAACTTCAACAAGGTTTTTGCAACATTGGTCATCGTTTTGGTGTTCGTGTTGTTTGTGATGACCATATTTGGCATGTTTGAATTGAGCACGGTGTTAGGGTGATGCTTGAAATAGTTTACAAAAAAGTAACTGACCTTATCCCTTACGTGAACAATGCGAGGGTACACAGCGAGGCGCAAGTAAATCAGATTGTTTCCAGCATGAAGGAGTTTCAATTCACTAACCCTATTCTGACGGATGGCGATAATGGCATTATTGCCGGGCATGGAAGGCTCATGGCGGCTCGAAAGATGGGAATGGAGAGTGTCCCTACGGTTGAATTAAGCCACTTGTCACCGGCACAAAAAAAGGCTTATATCATTGCAGACAACAAGATGGCTCTTGCTGCTGAGTGGGACGATGAACTGCTCTCGCTTGAGTTTAAGGATCTGGAGGACATGGACTTCGATCTTGAGCTAACGGGCTTTAGTCTGGATGAGATCGAGGCGTTTGATTTTGATGCAGGGGAAACCGAGGGCTTAACCGATGCTGATGAGGTTCCAGAAGTACCGGAAGAACCTGTTAGCAAGTTGGGCGATGTTTGGTTATTGGGAAAGCATCGGGTTATGTGTGGTGATTCGACCAGCATTACCGATGTTGAGAAGCTGATGGATGGGAAAAAGGCGGACTTATGCTTAACAGACCCACCATATGGGATTGGCGATACTAAAAGCGATAAAAATAATTATGATGTTTATGACGATTCACTTGAGAATTTAAAAAAGTTGATTGCTGATTTTTTACCTATTGCACAATCAGTAGCAAATATTGTTGTTTTAACGCCTGGCAATAAAAATCAATATATCTATCCAACTCCAACATGGACAATGGCATGGTTCGTTCCTGCTGGTACAGGAATGAATGCTTGGGGATTCTCATGTTGGCAGCCTATTTTGTGCTATGGGAAAGATATTTATCTAGCTAATGGTTTAGGAAGTCGTCCCGATGCCTTATGTAAAACTGAATCAAGTGATAATTCTTTAGGCCACCCATGTTCTAAACCCGTTGGCGTTTGGGAGTGGTTTATAGAACGTTGTAGCATAAACAAAAACGATTTAATATTTGACCCCTTTCTAGGCTCAGGAACAACCATAATCGCCGCCGAAAAAACCAACCGCATTTGTTACGGATTAGAGTTATCACCCAATTACGTCGATGTTATCGTGAATAGATGGCAGAATTTCACCGGTCATCAGGCTACACTTGAAGCAACCGGACAAACATTCAACGAGGTCAAGGAGGCTTTGAGTGGCTAAATTTATTATGATTTTCGGAACTATAAAAGGCTTTTATGGCTAAATCAGGCCCAAAACCCATGATATTCACAGAAACACAAAGGAAACTCGTTGAGAAAATGAGTGGCTTCGGTGTGCCATTTGCTAACATTGCCGCTCTGGTGACAGATGACGGAATCGATGAGGACACACTAAACAAATACTTCAAGAAAGAACTGGCACAGGGCAAGTCCAAGACTAATTCACAAGTGGGTAAAAAGCTCTTTCAACGGTGTATGGAGGGAGATACCTCGGCGTTGATTTGGTGGTCTAAAACACAGATGCGCTGGAAGGAAGACAAGTCAGAACCCGTTAGCTTGACGGATGAAACGGTTGAACGGATAAAAATGTCGATAGTCGATTCAAAGAAAAAATAAACTCATGGAACTCAATATTCCTATTGCACGGTCATTTTCTCCCTTACTGCAACCGTCGCGCTACAAAGCGGCTTGGGGGGGACGAAGGCAGCGCTAAGTCTCACACTTATGCTGCATTAATGATACGTGACCATCTTTATCATCGTGGCCTACGCTCTGTCTGCATTCGTGAAGTCCAGAAGTCGTTAAAAGACTCAGCCAAATTGTTGCTTGAGGATAAGATTCAGTCGTTCAAATTGGGCCGTGGTAACGGCTTTAGGATTTACAAGGAATTGATTCAAACACCGGGCGATGGACAGATCATCTTTACCGGCATGAACGATCAGAATGCCGAATCCATTAAGTCACTGGAAAACTTTAACCGTGCCTGGATTGAAGAAGCACAAACTATGTCTGCACGTTCATTGCAGCTGTTAACCCCAACGATACGCGCACCTGAATCAGAATTGTGGTTTTCATGGAATCCAAGACGCAAAACCGATCCCGTTGATGCCATGTTTCGGGGTGATATTATTCCCACCAACTCAATCG